AAGAAGATCGATGGCAAACAAACTAAGTATTATTGGTATGAAAGTAATGGGCGTATCGATTTAGGCGTAGAACTGTCGGTTCGTCCACAAGGCTTAGTGGTAAACGCACTAGGTAAAAATCCAAAACTTAAAGGACATGCGCCATATGCCAGTGATTTGTATGACAGTATCCTAAAAGATAATAATCGTTCTATAAAACTTCTCAGCGACACGCAAATTAGTGACGATGCATATGAACTATGGAAACGTTTGTTCAAACTAGGTCACACTATTACGATATATGACAGTGAACGTCCAGGTCAAACTATGCAAACGTTCGACAGCGTAGACGAGATGCGTAAATTTTTTGCCTATGACAATACGCTATACAAGCGATATCAGTATGTTTTGTCAGAATCTGGCGAGATGCTGGCAGAAACGCGAAGCTACTTCAATACGCGACGATTAAGAGAATTGACACCTGGCTTACTGTAAAAGGAAAAAATAAATGTCGAAACAACAATACAATCTAAACACTAAAACAGACTACCTTAATCGCAAGATGTTTCTAGATCCTGCAGGCCCAGTCACTGTCCAGCGATTTGAGGAAGTAAAGTACAACAAATTAGCAAAACTAGAACAGACTGCTAGAGGTTTTTTCTGGGTTCCTGAAGAGATCAGTTTGACAAAAGATTCGAACGATTTCAAAGATGCCAGCGACAGCGTCAAACATATTTTTACCTCTAACCTCTTGCGACAGACCGCGCTAGACAGCGTGCAGGGTAGAGGTCCATCGCAGATTTTCACACCAGTTGTTTCATTACCTGAACTGGAAGCACTACTTTACAATTGGACTTTTTTTGAAACGAATATTCATAGTCGCAGTTATAGCCACATCATTCGCAACATCTACAATGTGCCGAAAGAAATATTCAATACTATTCATGACACTAAAGAAATCGTAGATATGGCCAGCAGTGTGGGTAATTACTATGATCAACTGCATAAGCTGAATTGTCAGAAAGAGATCGGAGAGATGCTGGTCAGTGAAAAGGATCACATCAGAGCAATCTGGCTAGCATTGAATGCCAGCTATGCACTTGAAGCACTTCGATTCATGGTATCATTTGCAACATCACTAGCCATGGTCGAGAACAGGATCTTCATTGGTAATGGAAATATCATCAGCTTGATTCTACAAGATGAACTATTACACAAAGAATGGACAGCTTGGATCATCAATCAGGTTGTCAAGGAAGATGCTAGATTTGCACAAGCAAAACAGGAATGTGAACAAGAAGTGTATAACATGTATTTGGATGTGATCAGAGAAGAAAAGGAATGGGCAGATTACTTATTCAAGAAAGGTCCAGTCATCGGACTGAATGCTAATATTCTCAAAGACTTCGTGGATTATACCGCCATCGGTGCTCTTAAAGAGATCGGTATTAAGTATAACACCACTGCACCAAAAAATACGCCTATTCCATGGTTTCGAAAACACACCGAAACTAGCAAGAAACAAACAGCCTTGCAGGAAAATGAATCAACAAACTACGTCATAGGTTTGATGGATTCAACAATTAATTATGATGAATTGCCCGAGCTATAAGTATCAGCCTAAGGAGAGATTATGAAAGCGATTATCTGGACCAAACCTACTTGCCCTTATTGTGTGGCAGCTAAAAATCTGCTCGATATGAAGGGTATTTTGTATGAAGAACGAATCATTGGTGAAAACTGGACTAAACAGCAATTGTTGGAATCAGTGCCAACAGCAAAGACTGTGCCTCAGATTTTTCTGGGCGAAGAATACGTGGGCGGCTACACTGAACTTAATAGAAAATTAGGGTGATTTATGAACTTTAAAATTGATGAAATCTACACATTTAAATTGAATAGCGGCGAAGAAGTTGTTGCTAAAGTTTTAGAAATAGGCGACGAATGCTTGATTATTGGAAATCCAGTTTCAATTGGGCCAACTCCAAGTGGAAAACCTGGGTTGATTCCTAGCATGTTTACCTACAATATCGAGAGTTCGGTAGAGCTAAATACTAACAGTATTGCTATGATTGGACTTACAGATGAGAACATCAAGTCCCAGTACATTCAAGCTACTACTGGCCTGAGTGTACCTAGCAAAAAGGTAATTATGGGATGAAGAATGCCAAAACTGAGCAGAGTTGGGGATAAGAATAACGCTGGAGGCCAGATCAAAAAGGGTGCAAAAACCGTTTTTGCCAATGGGGTAGCTGTGGGCCTTCACACCTCTGAAATATCCTCGCATAAACCATACGGAACTTCGCATCCACCTCATAGATCAGCTAAAACTACAGCAGGAAGCCCTACTGTTTTCTGTGAGGGTGAACCAGTTTTACGAGAAGGCTCACCTAATTCATGTGGTCACAAGATCACTGAAGGCAGTCCAGATGTGTTTGTGCCATGAGTAATTCTGGCAAACAGTCACCGCTTGGAGTCAATGTTCTTGGCTCTATGCTAAATGATCAAGGGTTGAATATCAATCCGGCGGTAGTGGGTTACATAGGATCAAGTACTGATAACAATAACTATGTTGTTGGCAACATCATCTCAGAGACCTGTCTTAGTTTATTAACTGACGCAATTCATCAAGCCTTTATTGATGGTCAGCCGTCTGGTAACGCAAACATTGCAAATACCACCTATGCTAATCTCATCACAGTGGGTGCTAATGTCATACCTGCACTAGGCAATTCTAAACCACCTACTTACGAAATTGAAGATCCATCAGATCAATGGCTTGGTGAGGTCAATACAGGTTATGCAGTTACTGGCAATTCTTATCAAGGACAAGCGGCTACCTGGTTGCCTTATGATTTGACTAATCCTAATTTTAGTGTAACTCAGTGGGGATATTTACGATTGCTAGCACTGCAAGGATACAATGACTTCAACTGGAACGGTATTGTAGATCCAGTGGATCCAGAATACGGCAATATACAATACAAAGAATTCACTTCAAGCTTTCTAAGCGCACAAGGATTTCTATCATCATCTAATTCTCCTATTGTCGCATTGCAAAATTCAAAGAATTTTCTAGACGGTACTTATAGTAACATGAATGATTTGATGAGTGCAGACATCACTGGCGTAAGTCTGGCAACTCAACAGTTTGGATCTGATCTAATGAACTTGGGTAAGGCGTTGAACTTGGCACAGATCGCCACTTTTGGATTGCCGTCTAATTTACTGAAAACACTACAGCAAAATAATGCGATTACGCAAGCAGTAAGTCTTGCACTATTAGGCGCAGAGTTAACCCAGACTGAAATCGCAACAATACTAAATCCTAATGCTTCTGGTATCAGTGTTGCACAAGAACAGAAGATATTCGGAGCGTTCTTAATTATTCAGAATACTGACTTAGCGACTGTGCTAGAGATTCTGGAATGCACTACTCGCGATATTACATCTTTAGCCGATCTTCTTAATGTCAAAAAATGTTTTCCCAACAGTTACACCACCTTGACAGTACCGCTGTATAACGCTCAAACCGGTCCTACCAACAGTAAAACTTACTACCTTATCTACGCAGATAAGGCAGTCAATGCAGCATTGACATCTTCAATTGTCGAAGCGCAAGTAGGAACTATTATTCCAGTAAGTACTCCATCAGTAGCGCCACCCACTGAATCTCCAGCGATTGTTAAAGAAGCTGTTGCCAGTTTAGCTGACACTCAATCTTTGGGCAGCATTGCAGAAGCATATGATAATGCTGGATCTATAATTACTGGAGTCGGCTCGGCAAGAAACTCACTAGAGAATTTGTTCAGACGATATCAGCAAAAATGAGAAAGAAATATGACTGAGAGTATACAAGGTTTGCCAGTCGGATTTGGCTCATATCTGCAAGGAATTATCCCTCCAGATCAAGCTACTGCTGCCGGTGCATTTGCTCAGTCTATGATGCAAATCAAAAACATTACTAAGGTTGATCCCGTTCGATTTGGTCAAGTAGTCTACTCGATAGAAACTAATGCCAATCTGCCGTTGATAAATGGCACTAATGTACCTACAGACAACACGCTGGCCGATGAGGGATTAAGTAAAATAGCTCTTGGAAGTGGCGTGTATGGCACCTACACTTATTCTGATTTTTTCGGGTGCATGAGCGGTCTGCCCTATCCTCTACAAGATATCAAGAAAGGCATTCAGCAGCTTCAATCTTCTACTTTGATTCAGATATATTCAAACTTATATCTGGCAGTAAAATGGCAACAAGCGATATTAACTGCTGTAGCAACAGAAGTCACACCAGGAAACTGGCAATTAACCGACATTCAGATCACAGACGCTGGCGGAGGTTATGGAAGAGATGGTGCTGGCGCACCAGTAATAACTCTGAACAATGGTGCTACTGCTACATGCACAATCGGCACAGACTGGAAAGACTTGACTACGTTTGGTAAGATTATTGGAACTACGATTACTAATCCTGGTACCAGTGCGACCAACAACTTCGGTGCTTCCGTCGCAAGTCCCCCTACATTCAGTCCTGGAAATATGGATTCAGCAGTGCAAGCGTACATCACTGCTGCAAATGCAGAGATTCTGGCTATCAGTACAGCAACTCCATCAAATGTCGAGGCAACTCAGATACTAAATCTGAATTGGAATATCACTGGAAAGGCATTAAAGATCGAACAGCGTACTAGATTTAATGCATTACCTCCTGTGCCAGTCCCGCGAGATAACAGACTAAACCCGTATCCAAGTTCGATACTCAGCTTCGTAGATTCAATGCCTTCATTTTCTCAGGATACTTTCCCGCATGGCGCTGCTCAGACGGTTGAAGCACTATCAGATCCATGCTTAGTTGGTGGTCAAAGCGTGGTTGGAACAATGAGACAATCTAGAAATCAAGCAAGACTTGAACAAATAGGTATTCCACTTGATAATAACATTCCTGATTTACCCTCAATAACTCAACAGAAAGTATTATTGACCGCTGGTACTTTACCAGAAGCGGTTGATGGTATCGTGGGTCTTACTGGAAACTATACTATTCCAGCATGGTCAGTTACTCAGAATTGTGACAATGTTGCCTTATCTCCTAATCCTATTGCATACTACGACTCTACTCAAGACGATTTGCTTTCGGCAGGAGGCACGGCAGCGGGCAACACTAGTGCTATTCTGAACAATAACAGTCCTATCGTAAGTACCAATGTTCCAATAGGACCAGGCACATCGCTCAATGCAGGCAACATATTGCCACCCAATCTAAATACTGCTTATACATCTTCTACTCTGTTGCCTGCAACATTTAACGATCAACAGGCAATAGACAGTGTGATTGAGTGCAATTGCGATTGCTGGGTTCAATAACTCAAAATCATTGCAATGCGATTGAAGAAAGCTTAGACTATGCTATCTATGATAGGCAAGTCTCATAGGAGAAACAATATGGAAAATTGGCTCAAAACCTTTTACTTATTGATTGGCGTAACATTGGTTGTAATGTTT